ACGTATTTGACGAATTATTGGGTCGCCTGTGCTTGCGATCAGTTGCCGTCGCCAATCGCCGAAGTGATGTTTGTGCAGTCCGTCAATCAGGGCGTGGGGGTTGCCAAGCGAATGCTTCAGTTCGCTTTGAATGATTACGGGTCGCAGTTGACGGTTGACGGGATGCTAGGTCCCAAAACGCTTAATGCGGTGATGCGCGTCCCCGATTCTACGGAATTGGCGCAGGCATTTTTGCAGAAAAGTCGCCGTCGTTACCAAGCCATTGTTGCGGCTGTTCCGGAAGACGAAAAGTTTTTGAAAGGCTGGATGAATCGCATTGAAAACATTCAGCAGACCTTTATCGCTTGACCAAGAAACCCGACAACGCAGAGGTAGCGGCGTATCAGAAGAAGCTCGCGGCGGCGAAGCGGCTTCTTGCTGCCCAGAAAGCCCGTACGTCTTTTCTCGACTTTGCGCGGCTGATGATGCCCGATATTGAGGATGCAGATAATCCCGACAAATCCCGGTTTATTGTTGCTCCTCACCATCGTTTGCTTGCCGAAGCACTTGAGAAAGTCGCCCGAGGAGAGATCCTACGTCTTTGTATTTCTCTAGCCCCGAGGCATGGCAAATCGGAGATGTGTTCCCGTTTGTTTCCGGCTTGGTTTGTCGGACAGGATCCCTACAGACAGATCATCCTTGCCGGGGCGTCGGGTGACTTTGCAACGGCGGAGTTTGGGCGCAAGATCAAGGCTGTCGTTACGAGCCCGATGTACAGACAGGTGTTTCCAAAGGCATCGCTTCACGGGGGCTCAAAATCCGTGGAAAACTTGGTGTTCACCGAAGGAGGAAACATCAAATCGATTGGTAAGGGGGCGCAGGTGGTGGGTCGCGGCGCTGATTTGTTGGTTGTGGATGACCCGATTAGTGGCATTGAAGAAGCCATGAGTCCGAGTGAGCGTGAAAAGCTCTGGGGCTGGTTTACATCGGATGCGATGAGCCGTCTGATGCCCGGTGGCCGTGTAATCGTGATTCATCAAAGATGGCACAATAGCGACTTGATCGGCAGGCTCGTTGACCCAGAATGCCCTGAGTATGATCCAGAAATCGCAAGCAAGTGGACCCATGTTAAGCTTCCGGCGGTCATCGAAAGCCCGAATTTATCGGAGGCGCTTGGCATTCCGCTTGAGGTGCAGACAGATCCCGAGATTACCGCCCAGTTTGGAACCTCTCCTATTTCGGCTTTGTGGCCTGAAAGGTTCGGACTCAAGTTTTTTGCGGAACTTCGACGCCAGAACCCCAAATCCTTTGAGGCTTTGTACCGGGGAACCCCGCGATTAGAGGAAGGGGAATTCTTTAAGGGCGAATGGTTTAAAGGGTACAAGCCGCATGAGTTACCGAAACACCTTCGAAAGTACATGGCTGGCGATTTTGCCGTCAGTACTCGGCAGACGGCAGACAAAACCTGTCTGATTCCCGTGGGAGTGGATGAGGATGGGGTTGTTTGGATCCTGCCGGACGTGGTTTGGCGCCGAATGGACGCTGAAGCGACCGTGGAATCGATTATTGCGATGGTTCAACGGCACAAACCACTTTATTTTTGGGCGGAAAAAGGACATATTTCGCAATCTATCGGCCCATTTTTGCGTAAAAGGATGCAGGAAGAGGGCGCAAACTGCACGATTGTTGAAAAAACGCCTGTAAAAGACAAATTGACCCGTGCCCAGTCGTTTAACGCGCTGGTTTCGCTTGGACGGGTGCGATTTCCTACTTTTGCGCCGTGGTGGCGGGATGCGGAAGCCGAAATGCTTCGATTTCCCGAGGCCGCGCATGACGATTTTGTTGATTGCGCAGCATGGATCGGACTTGGCATATCAATGCAGACCAAAGCAGGTAAGCCAAAGCCGAAAAATACCGGACCTCGCGAAGGGACACTTGCATGGGTTAAATCTGCAAGCAAACATGAAGCCAAACAAAAACGTCTTGCCCTAGCCGACGGATTTTAGGATACCTTTGAACCTCAAATGACTGACCCGACCACAGGACCCGCAGACCAATCAATCGCTTTGGCTGATTATTCCGTTGATGACGGGAATAATAATTTTACGCAAAATGAAACGCCTGACCCGACCCCGGCACGGGCGGCTCTTGTTTCTCGCTGGCAGGGAATCATCCAGAATTCCAAGAAAACTTGGCAGGATTCGTTTAAGCAGATGCGGGACGACATGGATTTCTTGGCTGGCGATCAATGGCCGGGAGAGATTGATAAAAAGAACAAGTACGTCGCCAACATTACGCAGCGTCACGTTCAGCAGCGCGTCGCGGCGCTCTATTCCAAAAATCCAAAGGCAGTTGTTACCCGTCGCAAGACGATGGATTTCCGCATTTGGGATGAGAAGCCAGCGACGTTGCAGGCCGCACAGATGCAGCTTCAGCAGGCCCAGATGACGGGGCAGCCGAACTATCAGCTTGCCGCTTTAATTCAGGACGTGGCGCAAGGCGTCCGGAAACGTCAGACGCTCGACCGCATCGCGAAAACGATGGAGATTGTTTTTGAATACGCGATGGAGGAACAGATGCCCTCGTTCAAATCGCAGATGAAACAGCTTGTCCGCCGTGTCTGCGCCTGCGGCGTCGGGTACGTCAAAATCGGGTTTCAGCGCCTCATGCAGAGGCGCCCGGAGGACGCAGACAAGATTACCGACATCACGCAACAGCTAAAAACGTTGGAGCGTTTGATGAAGGATGCGGCAGAAGGCGACATTACCGAGTATCAAGCACAGACAGAGCAGCTTCGTTTGCTGATGCAGGATCTTCAGAATGCTCCACAAGTTGTAACCAAAGAGGGATTGGTTTTTGATTTCCCGCAGAGCAACAGCATTATCGTGGATCCCCGGTGCCGTAATCTCCGTGGATTTGTCGGCGCTCAGTGGGTAGCACAGGAATTCATTTTGGATGTTGATGACATCAAAGAAATTTACGGAGTGGATATTTCCGGCAATTACCGCCCGTATATCAACGTGAATAGCTCGCCGACGGTCACGGTGGCGCAGGAAAAAGACCGCGAGCGTAAAATGTGCTGTGTCTATGAGATTTACAACAAATCAGACGGTCTGGTTTACGCGATTGCCGAAGGGTACGACGATTTCTTGAAAGAACCCCGTGAGCCTGAAATTAAGCTAGAGCGGTTTTGGCCATTCTTTGTGCTTTCGTTTAACGACGTTGAGAATGACCGCAAGATTTTCCCACCTTCTGATGTGTCGCTCATCCGGCCCATGCAGAAGGAATACAATCGTTCCCGTCAGGCGCTTCGTGAGCATCGGATTGCCAATCGTCCCAAAACGGCGGTTCCAGCCGGAATGCTGGACGAAAACGATGTCGAAAAGCTACAGACGCACCCGGCCAATGCAGTTATTACGCTGAACGCCCTTCAGCCCGGTCAGTCTGTGGACAACGTGCTTCAGGTCATCAAATGCCCCCCGATTGACCCGCAGTTGTACAATACCGACGTTATTTACAACGATTTGGAGCGTGTTGCCGGGTCACAGGTTGCCGATTTAGGGGGTACTAGTTCTTCAACGGCTACGGAGTCTTCGATTGCCGAATCAAGCCGTATGTCTTCGATGGCGTCAAATATCGATGACCTTGATGATATGTTGAATGATTTGGCTCGCACGGCTGGCCAAATCATGTTGATGGAGTATTCGCCAGATACGGTGACAAAAATTGCAGGCCCCGGTTCGGTTTGGCCTCAGTTGACGGTTAACGAAGTCGCCCAAGAGCTTTATCTTGAAGTGGAAGCGGGGTCCAGTGGCAGGCCGAATCAAGCGGTTGAACTTGCCAATTTCCAAAAGATTGCTCCGACCTTGCTTCAGATTCCGGGGATTGACCCGCTGTGGATTGCCAAGCAGGCAATTATCCGTCTGGACGATAAACTTGATGTCACAGACGCCATTTCTGATTCGATGCAAAGCATCGTGGCCATGAATGCCGCCAAGCAGCCCGCTACTGGTAATCCGGCGAGCGACCCGAATCTTCAGGGACAGAATGGAGCGCAAAACGCGCTTCCTGCCCCTCAAGGGCCACCACCACAAATAACACACCCCGTCCCCGGCCAAGCCAATATGCCATTACATCCGTAATTCGGCTGTTGACTTTTGTAGGGAAACGGATTTAAAACACACAACATGGACGATAACTTACAGGATGCTTCGTCGGCATCCCTTGAAACTAATGAAGTAACCAATGTGGATTCTCACGATTCCACAAGGGTTGAGGACGCTAATACTTCACAGGCCACGGACACGTCTCCCGTGGACGAAACGCAGGTCGCTAAAGAGCCTAAATCTCTGTTGGAAGCGGTAAAAGCCGCAACCGATAGGGACGAAAAAGCTGGGGAATCGACTGACCCGACGCAGAAAAACGCCGTCTCTGAAACGGAGTCCGCCGAAACCAAAAGCCCCACGGACGAGGCCAAGGCAAAAGCAGACGAAGCCAAAGACGAGAAAGTTCCTTTCCATAAACACCCCCGCTGGCAGGAGATGATTCGGGAGCGCGATTCCTATAAGGATGAAGCGACCCAATTTCGTCAAATCACGGCGTTCATGTCCAAAAACCAGTTGACTTCGCAAGAAGTTGCACAGGGTTTTGAGATTATGTCTGCCATGAAAAACGACCCCCTTCACGCCCGCGAGATGTTGTCCCAATACACAAGGGCTCTGGACGAGTATGCCGGGGTAATCCTTCCTCAAGACCTTTCTAAAAAGGTTGACGAGGGGGCGATTGACCAGCAGGCCGCCCAAGAGCTTGCGAGAACCCGAAACGAAGCGTTGGCCAACCGCGCTAGGTATGAACAAACCGTTCAAGCCCAGCAAGCGCAATACCAGCAGCTTTCGCAACAGGCAATTCACAGTGCTGTAACGGGGTGGGAAGATACAATCCGAAATCGCGACGTTGATTATGCGGCCAAGCAAAATCTAGTTCTTGACCGGGCTAGGGCATACCTTCTCCAAGGTCGCCCGCAGTCTCCACAAGAGGCTCTGGCAATCGTGGAAAAGGCGTACGCAGACGTGAACGACACCCTGAAGGGTTTCGCCCCACGAAAGCAGCCCATCCGAACAGCAACTAGCACAAATTCGTCCACCAACAGTCAGCCCGTGGCTAGGAGCCTCCAAGAGGCAATCCGAATTGCGGCTGGCGCAAACTAATCAACTCAAATGGCCTTTACAGCCTCAGAACTCACCAATATTGCGAATGCCGCGCTTGATTACTACATCAGGGGCGAAGCCTTCAACAACAACATCATCAAGAAGCCCCTTCTGAACTCGCTGATTGCGAAACAGAAGACGTTCCCCGGTGGGAAGGGCAACATCAGCATCCCCGTCAAGGGCGATTACACCACGGCTATCGCGGGTTATACCCACAACGATACCGTGTCGTATGCCAACCCTGCGAACATCAAGCGTGCCGCCTATCCTTGGAAGGAAGTTCACGCTGGTATCGCCGTCACCCTGTCCGAGTTGAAAATCGACGGTATTTCCGTCGCAGACAGCACCACGGGCAGCAAGACCGTCGATCACTCGGATCGCGAACTCACCGCCATCACCAACCTCTTGCAGGATAAACTCGAGGACATGGGTGAGGGCTGGGCTCGTACCTTTAACCAGATGCTCTGGAAGGATGGTACTCAGGACAGCAAGCAGGTCCCCGGAATCCTGTCTCTTATCACCGACGCTCCCACCACGGGAACCGTTGGCGGTATTGACCGTTCCGTCAGCACTTGGTGGCAGAATCGTAGCCTTGTTGGAGCCAACAAGATTACTCCTTCGACCACTAGCCAGACCCTCACCAAGACGCTCCGCAGCGAGTATCGTCAGCTTACCCGTTACGGCGGCAAGCCCGATATCATCCTTTGCGGCAGCACCTTCCTCAACGCGCTTGAGGCCGAGGTTCAGGCCAAGGGTAACTACACCCTCACTGGCTTTGCCAAGGGTAACACTGACATCTCTCTGCCCGGCATCAAAATCATGGGTGTGGGCGAGTTCCAGTACGATCCGACCCTCGACGACCTCGGGTATGCCGCCCGTGCGTACTTCCTCGACACGGATGCTATCCAGCTTTACGTCATGGAAGGTGAGGATCGCAAGACCCACAACCCTGCACGTCCGTACAACCAGTACGTTCTGTACCGCGCTATGACTTGGACGGGTGGCCTTTGTAGCCGTCAGTTCAACAGTTCGGCTGTGTACGAGGTCAACACCTCTTGGTCGTAAGCTGAATCAAGTTTCTGGGGAGTCGGAGTAAAATCCGGCTCCCCTTAAACCC